GTTAGAAATGATAGAAAATAAAAATCTTACAGAAAATGATTTTGTAATTATGATGGATTTAGATATAAATAATATGCCAGATGTAAATGTTATAGCTCATACTATACGTGAATGGCCAAAAGATATTCATGCGTTATTTGCAAATGGTGTACAGAAAAACGGTCATTATTATGATGGGTATGAATTTAGAAGTGAGCAGTTAGCATATGGACCAGAAATTCTAGGAGAAACATTCTGGTCAGATGCTCATATGGCAAATATACAACATAAATATGAGTCATCACAAGGATTAATACCTGTAATTAGTGCCTTTGGAGGCCTAGCAATTTATAGAGCAGATATTATTAAAAACTGTAAATATAGTGCTGATGTAACAGATGAATTACATGAGCATTATACTAAATATCCTATTATAGATTCTAAACCTCAAACACATTATCAAGGATGTAGTTTAGGTTTATATTTAAAAGATTCTAAAATATTTTATAAAAATAATTCTGGCTATAATTATCCAGTTTGTGCGGAGCATGTAAATTTTCATTTAGCAATAAGAAAAAAAGGTTTTACAAATATGTTTATTTGCCCTTTTCTATATTATTATTGGGGTTAGGTTCTTGTTGCCACATTGTATCAACTTTATCTCGTTCAGCCATCATTTTCTTCAACTTCTCTTCCATTTCTTTCGCTTCACTTGTTTTAGGAGTGTAAGAAGAGCCAGACCCAGAAGTCCAGCGATCTAAAGTACAACGAGGTGATGGCATTCTATGATTTCTATGTCTTCTCAAGAAATATAATATACGTACTTTCGCCAGAAATTGGTATATCAATAGGATGTACGCTCTGGTCGTCATATAGAAACCATTTTTTCTCAGCTCTATGTAGACTCTGAGCTGTATAATGACCGCCAGATGCTGACCCGTGGTGATCGACAATGCTATTCAAATTAAATGTAGAATCTTTTTTATGTGGTGATAAATTTGAATATAGTGAATTTAAATTTACTGTATTTGAAATTGATTGAATCGGAGTATGAATTTTTCGGCCATCATATGTAAAACGTTTCAGCACAACAATAAGATTCTTAGGAAGTTTCCAAACACGAGTTCTGCGAACGGCAGTTGTTCTTTTTGGCTTACATTTCTCACATTCATAGTCACTAATGCTTTCATCATTCAACTCTCCTTCTAAACATTCAAGCAATGTCGGACTACTATTGCCTTCAGGAAGAACACCTTTAATAGTATTAAATGTTTCAAACTTATGAGATACATTTTTACAATTAGAACAAATAATCTGAATATGAAAGAGTCCAAAGAATAAATCGACAAATGGGGAATAATGTTTCTCAAAATTATCTTTCCATGCTTCTAGTGATTTCTGATGACTTTTCTGACGCTCAGATGTTAGTTCACATTTCGTAATATTCATAATAACTTTTTTAGAAAGAGATTCATGTAATGAATCTAGAAGAAACATGAGAAACTCATGTGCGTCATGTGGCTGACGTGACTGAAGATGATCGAAACAAGAATTTTCAACGGCATCATGAAATGTTCGCCAAAATCCCATAGGTCTCATTGAAGAATTTGAACTAATTGTTGAAAGCGTCTGAATCATATTTGCGAATTGTTTTGTAAATTCATTATATTTACAGTCATTCTTTAGAATTTTATCATAATTTCCCTCTTTAAAGATATCATCTATCTTTACGCAGCTCCGAAATGCTTGAATAACAGCATTCGCATAACACGTGAATCCAACATTTACAATACCACCTGTACCAAGAATATCTGACATCTTGTTTGATACGCAATATTTATGTAATATTTTTTTAATTTTTTTTATTTATGGTAAAAATGAAAAAAATTAAATTATTAACAAACATATATACACTATTCCTAAAATGAGTAATTACGAAGAGCATTATAATATTAGTATATTTAACGACCTTCACAACTATTTTCCAGAGATTCTATATGGAAATCCTAATCAATTTCGAACAGTGCCTGATTTAATCAATTATATTCGTAATCAGGTTCGTAATCGTACTGACCTCTTTACAAATGCTCGTAGAAATCATCTAAGGTCTAATACAAGACTAGTAGAATCGGTCAATAGGGTAGTACCTTCTACTCCTACGCCAGCTCAACCAGAGCAGATTCGTCTAACATTTAATATGGATGATACTACTAGTTTTATGAATGACAGTGAAATATTTACCTCATTGCTGGCATATATTAATAGAATCACTCCAGCAACTAATTTTACAGACCCAGTAATTGTTCGTCCTAGTCAAGCACAAATTAATGCTGCGACTACTATTGTAAGTCTAACAAATACAAATGACATGTGTGCTATTTGCCAAGATTCTCTAGTTCTAGAAAATACAAGAGTACGAAAAATAAATCACTGTAGTCATATGTTTCATGATAATTGTATTCTAACATGGTTTGATACACATGTCAATTGTCCGACATGCCGCCATGATATAAGAAGTATTAACAGTATCTCATTTGGCTCCAACTAATTTAAGCAAGAGTGAGTGTTGCCAAATCAAATGGCAGCTCATCCATATGGATAGTATAATATGTTTCAATTTCTTCTTTCATTCTTTTTTCATTAGGAGAAAGGAGATTAATAGATACACCCTTTCTTCCAAAACGCCCAGAGCGACCAATGCGATGAATATAATTCTCACGATTCATAGGTAGTTCAAAATTCATTACAAGACTTACATGCTGGACGTCAATGCCACGAGCAAGAAGGTCAGTGGCAATTAACACACGAACTTTGCCAGTTCTAAAATCTTCCATACGCTTACGACGCTCAGTATTTTCCATTTCACCATGAATACATAATAGAGGATAACCATCGGCAGAAAGTTTATCGGCTAGCCACTCTGCGCGCTTGCGAGTATTACAATAGATTAGTGCTTGATTAATATTTAATTGCTTATAAATATCGCAGAGAACTTCATATTTATGCTCTTCACGCTCAAGCTCAACCTTGTATTGCTTAATACCGTCAAGAGATACTTGCTCTGCGGGAATTAGAATCTTTACAGGATTCTGTAGTATCTTAGCAGAAACTTCTATTACTTCTTTAGGCATAGTCGCACTGAAAAGTGCCACTTTTGTCGTATTAGGGAAACCAAGCTCTAGAATACACATTACTTGCTTATAGAAACGGTCTTCAAGCATCTGATCGGCTTCATCGAGAATTAGACATTTAATATTTTCAGTTGTTAGTTTGCCACGATTCATTAAATCAAACATACGTCCTGGAGTTCCAACCACAAGATGGACGCCGTTTTCAATTAGACTAATATCTTCACGAATAGCATTTCCACCTGTCGCACATAAACATTTAACTCCCATATATGTGCCGATATTTTTTGCCACTTCATAAATCTGCTTTGCTAGTTCTTGAGTTGGTACAAGAATCATAATTTGAGGCTTATTTACTGTAATATCAAGACGAGATATAGAACCACATAAGAAACTGGCAGTTTTACCAGTTCCAGAATTTGCTTGGGCGAGAACATCATTTCCTTGCATAATAGGAACAATAGCAAGACTCTGAATTTTAGATGGTCGTTCATAACCATACGAAAATACACCTCTTAAAAGAGTATCCGGTAAATTCATTTCATCAAAAGTCTCATAAGACTTAAGTTCAGTAACAGTATCCATTCTTAATACTAATTGTAAAATTACTTTATATCCAATTTTTTACATTTTTTGTAAAAAATTAAAGGAATATTTATTATATTAACTATATATAAAATGGATTCCGATAATTTTGTAACATCTGGTGCTGACAATGAAGATATCGAGGACGTACTTGATGTTATCGAAGAATTTGACGAAATAGAAGAGGTTGTAGATGTGGAAGCAGTTCAAGAAGAGAAAAATACTATTTTCAGTAACCCTATTGAATCATTATTAAAGTTTCACCCAGAGTGTGTTTTAGATTATGAAGAAGAAGAGCAGCCTTCAATCCCACTAAGAACTACTCTCTCTGAAGATGATTCTTATCACAAGTCAATGCCTTTCCTTTCCACCTTTGAGCGGACTAAGATTCTTGGTATGCGCACAAATCAACTCGCTCAAGGCGCTCGCCCTTATATTCAAGTACCAGCACATATTACAAATGTTCTGGATATTGCTAAATTAGAGTTAGAGCAGCGCCGACTACCTATTATTGTAAAGCGTCATATGCCTGACGGGAGATATGAGAAGTTTCGCTTGAGTGACTTTATTATGCTTTAAATCATAATGGCACTCCTCCATTCGCCATAAGAAACATAGAAATTCCAACTATTAAAATAAAGACTACAAATACAGCAATTCCTCCTAAGATATTCATTGTGCTATCACTCATAAACCCTTCTTTTTTTTCAACCATAGATTGGTAATTCATGTAAGCAATTGTAGAAGAAACAACAAGAATTAAAAGAATAACCAGCATATACTTACGCAGAAATTTAAGAACATTCATTCTATATATGGGGGGGATTTAAAAAACACGAATTCTGGCTTAAGAATTCATGTTAAAAAACTTAAAAAAACTTAAAAAACACGAATTCTGTCTTCAGGCGCAACATACATTTTATTTCCAACTTCTACATTAAATACTTCATACCATTCATCAAATTGATTTACAATATTATTTACTCGAAATTCTGGAGGAGAATGTTTATCAATAATTAAACTTTGTAAAACTTTTTTCTTTTCCTCCTTTGTTCTCCAAGAAACCGCATAAGAAATAAAGAATTGCCGTAGTTCGTTAATTTTTTCTTTCTCAGAAACTTCTTTTAATTCGTGTTTAAGAGCTTCTAGTGCTATGGATACACCTCCTAAATCTGCCAAATTCTCACTCACTGTTTTATTACCATTTATATGGGTTCCATATATTGTTGAATTACCATATAATTCTTCCAACCTTTTTATTAAACTATAATATCTTCTATTATCAATTGGTAACCACCATTGTTTGAAGAAACCGTGTTGATCGTATTCACGACCATTTTCATCAAACGCATGAACCATTTCATGTCCTATTACTGCTCCTAATCCGCCATAATTCCAGCCAATAGAAGATTTATCACTATAAAAAGGATATTGTAAAGAACCAGCTGGTACAACAAATTCATTAATCTCATTATAATAAAAAGCATTTACCATAAAAGCCGGCTCTTCCCATGTAGTTCCAGGTATTGATTCTGTATTTAATAGTTTTATATTATTTGCTGTTGATGCTGCCCCTAATAAATATATGTTTTCTAAAAGATTATCTGTTTGAAGATTAGGTAAATCTAATTTATAATATTGCTCTGGCCATCCAATACTTAGAGTCATATTTTTAACTTTTTCTATAGCGACCTTTTTTGTTGATTCTTGAAGCCATTTATTGGAAGCAATTTGTTTTAAAGCAGAGCTTCTAATTTTTTCAATAAATTTTGTTGTATTTCTTTTTAAAGAATTTTCTAAAAACTCTTTTTTATATAATATTGAAAGAGGTATTGATAAATGATTTTTAATTAAAAGAAGTGTTAAATGTTTCTGAGAATATTTTTCTTTTTGACCTTTTAATTTATTCTGATAAAAATCAAAATATAAAGTATTATATGGACTAGGGAGAATTAATAATGTACTTAATATTAGATGTAATTTAAATAATTTCTTTAATTGTTCTAATGGTATTTCTATTAGAGATTTCTGTAATACATCAAAATATTTTTTAGATTGTATTCTGTATGATTTATTTTTCCAGTTATTTATTCCATAAGAAGTAAAAAAATTATTCCATGGAAATATATGAAACATTTTTTCAAGTTCATGTCCTTTTATTAAAATGCTGTTATTACTCTCTAGTTTATTCATATATGCTGAATAAAATGATTCTGTTGATATTACATCACTAATATCATCAATTTCTAGAAGTTTACATGCTTGTTTAACCATTTGAATATATGAAATTAAAGTTTTAATTTTACCTGGAGCAGTTGCTTTATAATAAGTAACATCTGGTAATCCTAGATTACTTGATGTTAAATATAAAGTGTATATTGATTTATCATTTTTAGTTCTTTCAAGCTGTAAATATGTTGATAAAATTGTATCAATATTGTTTTTACAAAAATATCCTAGAGTATCACCAATATCTTCAATAGAGCGAATACAATTTAGTGTTTGAATATTATTTTTTAATGCTGTTATACTATTTTTTTGAACGGATTCTCTTAATGAAGAAAGAGCAAATCTTCCAATTATTTCTTCAAAATTATTTAAATTTTTATCTTTCTTTACAGAATTATAACATTTATCAATAATACTATATAAATCTTTTTCTATAACATCTTCAATTTCTTCATTTACACTATAAGATGAAGAATTTTTAGGGATTTCTGTTTTTTCTAACCATTTATCATTAATATGTTGATAAAAATTATCTCCGGGATTAATTTTATTATTAAACTCGGGGATACTAATTTGTTTTTCAAATCTAGATGTCATACCTATTTTTTAGAAGAATAATAACCTGAAGATTTTAAGAATTCATAGATAAGAGGATTATCAATATTCTTTGTTTCATAGCTACAGAATTCATAGACATTTTTATCATTATATACATATAAAAATTTAGAATCCTCCTTACCAATAAGCATATAGCCTACATTTTGTAAATGGCCTGCAACCATTGTAGATAGTAAATGAGAATCTGGCTTGTACGTATAATCCACAATTATTAACCCAGGGCGATAGCAATTATTTAAGAATGCTAGTAGTACAGATTGCTCTAGTTCAGCACCTAACTGAATATTCAGTATATCAATACGAGCATTTTCATGAGAAATATTCATAGAAGAGCATACAGATTCTACATATTGATTAAAATTTACGGTTTCAATAACATTTCCAGATAATTCAATGCTACCATTATAAAAAAATGGTAACTTATTTGTAATACGTAGATTTTTTGGCAGTACCCACTTATTTACGACTTCATTTGTAAAATCACAAATAGTTTCTTCAGATACCTTACGTCCTTTTAAAATAGTATTTGTTTTATCCCATAACTCTAGTTTAGTAGAATCATATTCAACTATATTTATAGGACAACCAAGAGTTTCTGCAATTTCTAGTTCAGCAAGAGGGCTACTCGATGTGCCGAGTGAAATAAAAACAGTTTTAATTCCCTTAACAGAATAAAAATCCCAGAGTTTTTCTAACATAGGAATTGAGTTTGTTCCTTTAGCACCAAAAAGCTTAATTGGAATGTCTACCGTAGGGACCTTCTGATCTTTTGTTTCAGGTTCAGTAAAAGTATTCATTTCTAAAGATATTTTTGTTTATTGTCTCCAGTTCTTTCCGCAATTCAAACAGTTGATGAAAATCGTCATTGGCTCATCAGCTGAGCGTGTTTGCATTTCATAATACGTACATTCACGCTTGAAGCATCGAGTACATAAGAACTGCTCTGTTGCCATTGACTTATTACCCTCAAGCTGTCGCATCTCAATATTCTTTTGATGTTCAATACGCTCTTTCCACTTTGATTCAAATAGTGTATAATGGTCCATTTGACTAATATCTTTAAAGCTTACCTCTTTATTTTTATATCGTTGAATTAGTTCTGTATTTTTTACATATGATTCTGAATACAAATTACTAGTAATCTTACGAAGATTGCTCATATATAGTTGTTCAAACAGTTTAATTGACCAATCTCTAATAATATATTTTAGATTAGCATTATTTAATGTAGAAACATAAATTTCTCGTTCAAGATTAATAATTTCATCTTTAGTAAAATCTTTAGCAAAGAGTTTTTCCAAACTATTTAATACATCATTACGTAGTTTATTTTTTTCAGATGTTTCATTCAACTGTTTATCAGGATGAATACTTACTTGATTAATTGTAATAGGTAGTTTCTTTTTCTTTTCTTTCTTTACTACAATCTCAACTTCTTCTTCAGAAATATAAGATTGCTTATCAAATTCTTCTTCTGCTTCAATGACCTCATCAATGATATCATCAACAACATCTTCTACTAACTCTTCCTCATCTTCATCTTCTAAATCATCATCTTCATCATCAATGTCATCAAATCCACCAAATGCTTTTGAATAGAATACTTCATAATCTTCAGGTTTGAAAACTGCTGGTACAGCAAATGAATTTTCATCTTTAGAAGCAATTAGCATAATATCTCCAAAAGCAAGAGTTGCGTCATGAGGAGGAGGAAGTTCATGCTTATTTTCAGTTCCAGCCTTTCCAGTTGTAAAACCAAATAAGAATAATGTTAGTGTTTTATAAAGATAAGTACCTAGAACTTCTGGCTCTACTTTTTTTTTAAAATACTTTTGAATATCTTTTAGTGTTACCTCAGTTTGAACGTTTAGTTTCGCAGATTTTACTTCAGCCTTATGCGTAAGAATAAGAACACTTGTCATTATATATTTCTATAAAATATTCTTAAAGTCAATTAAACCAATTTTTTTAGTTTTTTGTTATATGGCCTTAAGTATTTCAGATAATATAAATATATGAAATACGTAATTAGTTATAAACTTAGGTCAGAGCCTATTAAATATAATACTAAATTATATATTTATGACTTTGGTCATATTAAAGGTTTTTTATGTAATAATAATTTTACAATGTATAAATTACTAACAAAAGTAGGGTCTGAAGAATATGTTGAATTATATGATGGAATAATTCCTAAAGTTGCTTTTTCTATTGAAGAGTATGATTGTGTTTCTCATGATACTTCCTATAGTATTCAAGATTATGATGTGGTAGTCATAGCTTCTTTACAGCCGACTTTTTTGGCGAAAGAATTTTACCCTCAACTACAGCAGAATCATCAGCAGGAAGAGAAAGAGAGACAGCGACGCAAGGTACAACAGCAGGAACAGGGACAGTCATCGCAGCCGCAGGTACAACAGGTACAGGTACAGCAGGTACAACAGGTACAGCAGGTACAACAGTCACAGGTACAGATTCAGTCACAGCAACATCTGCGAAAGGCGCAGCAACAACTTCTAAACCAGAAGAATTCTTCTTACATGAAGAAAGACAGACCACAAGTTTCCGTACAAATGAAGGGCTCAAATATGGGAGACGAGAAAAAACAACGGGTACAACATCATCAACAAGATGTTTTAAACTCTCACACTTCACTACAATCGCCTTCATGGATGTCTCTGGAGCAGCTAATGAAATCGCCTTCTTCTCCATCTGGCCCAAAACTTCATTTACAACAGATACAAGTAAAGCAACATTCTCAGCCTTTGAAGCAGAAGAGGCATTCTTCATCACAACCACGGCAGCATCGAGAGAAAGTTGGTAAACCATCTCAAAATTCATCGCCAATAAATCAACCTTCGCAGATGGTAACTCAAGAACCTTCAGTGCAAGCGACATAGAATCCATTTCTAATTATTCTATAGTTTTCTTTTTAAATCTTATTTTAGATGGATATCAAAGGTCTTGATAATTTTAATACATTAGTAATTGTATTTGTAATTATAGCATTCTTATATTTATTTGTTTTTACACCCAGCGCAACACCTTGTGAAGAGCAGTTTGAAGTGCCTGCGCCAGCTGCTTTAATAAAAGAGCCTATGCCATATTCAGTTCCTAGACAAGTTTCTCCTTCTGGACCAAATCCTCCAAATTCTCGTATTCCAGATTCTATTGCACGAATGAGCGATGTGTATGATGTAATTCCAAATGACCCTCAAGATGAAAAATATAGTACACAAAACTTTCAAGATAATTTACGATATCCCGAGCGTTCTTTTGGCCCAGGTATTGTAAATGGGGGTTCAAAAATAATGTTAAACTCTGGTATTGCTAGTCATAAAATATTAGATACTTCTCAGCCAATTCAGCCATTTGCCACCGAATTAGTTCAGAATGGTGGCATGATGGGTTCTATCGGTCCGGACGATACAAAAACAAATCCCAATTATGCTACTTTTTAAAAGGTCTAAACCTTTGATACTTAATATATATAGAATCATGAATCAACAAGAGCAGATTGCGCAAGGCTCACTGAGGTCATCGCATCGTAATACACATGCTGTTATTTTTAAAAAAACGAATGATGCTGACAAAACAAGAGCTATTCAATTTTTAAGTAGCAGTTGTAAAGACTTAGTAATTTCTCAACGTGTAAATTCAAGTAATGTAATTGGGTCTTCTAATAGACCGAATTCTATTGCAACATATGCTGAAATGCCATTAAAAAAGGGAACTTTTTTTGTAAATTCAACTTCTTCAAAAGCGGAACCAGGGTTTTTAGTATTTATTCCAAAATCCAATCCAGTATTTCTTAAATATAATATGTCAAAGCGAGAACGAGAAATAAATAACAATCAGCCTATTTGTTACACTTTACGTATGCGTATAAGTCCAGAAGTATATGAAGGTTCAGTATTTGTAGCAACTCTTGACGGTATAGCCCATAGTTTACTTCTAGAAGATATTTATGTATGGAGAAATAAAAATATTTTTGATACGAATACTTTTACTAAGCGACGTGAATATATGAAAGATTTCGTTCAGCATCATTGGATTCCTGATGTACGACTATTAGGTGGAATTACAACAGAAGTTATGAATCCTAAATCTCTTAATTCTTTAAAAGATTTTATTGGTGTAAATGATTTTACAAAAGTATTTTTAATTCCTGAAATGCCAGGAAAGCGTAGATTCACATTTAATCTGAATGAAACTGTAGCACAAATTCAATCTGGTTATTATGGACGTAAGCAAGAAGATAAACCTTTACAGAAGCAAACTATACTAGATGAAAAAGTAAAATATGCAAAAGCAGTGCCAGATCCTATTCTTCCTGATATTTATGAACTGTTTGATATAAATGGTAAATCATTAAATAAAGCATGCGTTCAGCAACTTGAATTAAGTAAGATGCTGAAAGCAAAAGGCTCTACGAATATTCTAGTAAATATTGAATATAATGATGATTTTAAAAGATATGAGATTATTTCTCTACACGTGCCAAATGTGTTGAATTAAATTTCTATAATCATTATGACTTTCTATTTTATCAATCCAATGATATACTTGTGGTTGTCTATGAACTTGTGTTTTATTTATATTCTGTATTTTACATATTCTAGCAGCAATATATTGTTTCGTACTTGCTAAAGAATATCGTGTATCTAAATCTATTGGTAAAGAGCGGAATCTTGTGAATACTAGACGAATATCATTTTTCTTTTCATTAAATGTAGTTGCTAATTTAACTTTTTTAAGAATACCATGTAATAGTGTCCATGTCATAAAAAGTCTATCTATATTATTTATTATTTCAGAATCATTCGATTTTGGCACAATTAATGTATATTCTTTTCTACATGTTGGGCAACAAGATTTTTCTAAAAACCATTTATCAATACATTTACTGTGAAAAATATGGCTACATTCGTTTAATGAACGAACTCTTGCTCCTTCAGATATATCTTCTAAACATATGCTACAATATGCTGATTCTCCGAATAAATCAAATAAATCAGTTATTTTATCCATGATTAGATATATATATTTTCTTTTATATATCTAGAGAAATGGTAAAGCATAGAAGAAGAAAGTCAAGAAAATCACAGAGAGGTGGTGGTTATACTTTTGGTCTGGCAGTTGCTCCTGAAGCCCCTTATGCGCAACAGGTTATTGGAGGTACGCCATTAACCCCAGATTGTTTGGCTGCGTCTCGTCCAGGCATGGTAGGACCCGTACAAGGAAGTGGTGGCCTTCCCGGTTTTGCTGGGGGTGCTAGAATGAATTTAGGTTCAACATCACTTGCTAACGCAATGGCAGGTGGTGTAAGAATGGCTTTAGGAAGTGAAGGTCCTGGCGCTCCTATAATGCGCGGTGGTCGTTATACATTTGACGTTGGCGCTGGTCCTATAACAGGCTCTGCCGGCCCTGTACTTGGAGGATACCCCATTGTATCACGAATTGGTTGCGAAGGTGGATTAGTGAATACATCTCCCCCAGGCGCTTTAGCAAACCCTATGCCTTTACAATCTGGTGGTGTTGGTGGTATTGATAGTGCTTATTATACTGCCCCTACGGCTGGTTATGGAAATAGAGCGAGTGATTATGTTGATTCTGTTGGCGGTCCTGTATTAACACAACAGCCTTATGATGCTCGTATTGCCAATCCTGCTTGTAATAAGACTGGCGGCTCTAGAAGAGTTAAGAAGTCAAGAAAGTCTAAACGCAATAGTCGTAAAAACAGACGCTCTAATAAAAATCGTAGATAAATTAGAGTAAGATGGCAACAAGTATGCAAAATTTGATAAATAATAATGCAGATTTATATAATAATTCTGCATTTAATAAACTTCCTGCAGGTTATCCAAGTATTCAGACACCAAATGTTTTACCTGCTAATTATCCAAAGATTGATACAAATAATTATAAGACAGACCCAAAATTCTATAATTACCCATCCTTATGGCGTAATATGAATTTACGCGGATTAGATCTTTATGAAAAGAAGGCTCTTGATGCGGTGTTAACAACAATGGGGATTCCTACACAACCTGATAACATACCTGGAGCATCAGCACCAATGCCATCTCCATCTCCATCTCCTATACCTGCTGGAACTGCTGGAGTACCATCTCCAGCTCCAAGACCATCTCCATCTCCTATACCATCTCCAGCTCCAAGACCATCTCCATCTCCTATACCTGCTGGAACTGCTGGAGTACCATCTCCAGCTCCAAGACCGTCTCCATCACCATCTCCAGTACCAGCAGATGTGCCACCTATGGCACCAGATCGCGCTATATACGATACCAACATTCTTGTAGGGCTAGACGATCAAGAACCATTTGCTGGAGGACGGCAACATGGAGGATTCATCACCACTCTTTACAATGTGTATAATGACTCATTAACAGGTTTATATTTTATAAAATCACCTAGTGGGCGGCTTGGTTATGTTGGATATGACCCTACTAGTCGCTTAGGAAATAGACCAGTAATTTGGGATCCTAATGCTACTATAAACCGTTCTATTCTTAGTGCTTCTACTACAAGTGGGACAAATATATCAAAAGATGGTTCTACTTTAGTAGATGCATTACATGATGCTATTAACAATAATACAGCAACACAAACCACAGATACCTCAATAATTTCAGTTATACCTATGATACCAGATGATACTTCCACATTACCTGCTGATGTAGTACAAATAGCGCAACCATCGACTCCTCAACCACCTTCATCACCAAGCCCAGCGCCAAGGCCATCACCTTCTCCAAGCCCAAGTCCAGCACCAATGCCATCTCCTTCTCCTCAACCATCCCCATCACCAATGCCATCTCCATCTCCATCACCAATG